CGATGGAACTTGTAAACCATCTCAAACGGTATCGCAGATCAATCAATCAGGTCACGCAGGAGGCTGGTGCGCCACTGCATGATGAGCATTCTCATGCTGCTGATGCATGGCGTTATCTTGCAGAGTCACTGGAAATGATGTCCAATGACGATTGGGGTAAACCGATTAAACATAGTGCAAAATGGGTGGTTTGATGCTAGTTCCGCAGGGAAACATCGTTCTACGTCGAGATTTTGACCAAACCATTCACGAATTGCGTGAGCGCATTCGCCAGTTGGAGCAGGAGATTGCTGCGCTGAAACAGGCAGATCCTCCACCGAAACGGCAATACACTCGCAGGGCAGAGGTGCAAAATGGATGAAGGTAGGCTCAAGGGCATTCTGTCGTCTGAGATCGATGACGCTATTGGCTATCTCGACACAGAGACTTCCGCTGAACGCGCAAAAGCGATGGATTACTACCTCCGCAAGCCCTATGGCAACGAGGTAGAAGGTCGATCACAGATCATCACCGCAGAGGTTGCAGAGGCTGTAGACGGTGCGTTGCCAGATCTGATCCGGGTATTCACTCGCGCAGACGACATCATCCAGTACGAGCCTGTTGGCCCAGGTGATGAGGAAGGTGCGAAGCAAGCAACGGATTACGCAAACTGGGTTTTCTACAAGCAAAACCCAGGTTTTACCATCCTGCATCACTGGTTCAAGGATGCACTGCTCCAGAAGACCGGGACGGTCAAAGCGTATTGGGATGAGAAGCTGGATGTGATCGAGGAGGTTTACAAGAACCTCTCAGAGATCGAGCTTGCACTATTGCTGGCAGACGGAACCCGACAGGTTGTTGCAGAGCAGATCGAGGAAGTAGAGGTTGACGGTCAGGTCACGCAGACTCGCAGTGTTGTTGTCCAGAAGCGCAACAAGATCGGTCGAGTTGTCGTTGAGAACGTCCCTCCGGAAGAGTTGATCGTCTCCAAGAAGGCTAGAACCGTTCAGGATGCGCCATTCCTTGCTCACCGTACTTTGGTTCCCAGGTCAATCCTGATCCAGATGGGATTTGACAAGGAGATCGTTGACGGTCTGCCAGCATTCAACAGCCTGGACTTCACCGAGGAGCGTCTTGCTCGATACACGCCAGGAGAGGAGCCTTTCGAGGTCACCTCGCTGGATGAGTCGATGCAGGAGGTCGAGGTTTTCGAGTGCTACATTTATGTGGACTATGACGGTGACGGTCTTGCTGAGTTGCGTAAGATTTTCTACAGCAACAACCAGATCTTGAGCAACGAGAAGACGGACTATGTTCCGTTCCATGTTATTTGCCCGATCCCGATCCCGCACAAGTTCTTTGGTCAGTCGCTGGCAGACAGGACGATTGATCTGCAACTGATCAAGTCGACTCTGGTGCGTCAGTCGCTGGATAACCTGTATCTGTCGAACAATGCTCGGATGGGTGTGGTCGAGGGTCAGGTCAACATCGATGACTTGCTCAATGTGACTCCGGGTGGTGTCGTCAGGATGAAAAGTCCTGGTGCGATGACTCCGATCACGGTTCCATCCATCGGTGATCAAATCTTCCCGATGATGGGCTATTTCGATCAGGTTCAGCAGAAACGGACTGGTGTATCAGATGCTCAACAGGGACTCGATCCAAACATCCTGCAAAACGTCACTGCTGCTGCTGTGGCTGCGGTTACCAACGCTGCTCAAGGCAAGATCGAACTGATCGCTAGGATCTTTGCTGAGACGGGGGTTAAGTCGCTGTTCAAGGGCATTTTGCACCTGCTCTGCAAGTATCAGGACAAGCAGGTTCTGCTTCGTATGCGCGGCAAGTTTGTGCCGATGGATCCTCGAGAGTGGTCGAATCAGTACGATGTCAGCATTCGGGTTGGTCTTGGGACTGGTACGAAGCAAGAACAGATGGCAATGCTCCAGATGGTTTTGGCCAAACAGGAGCAGATCCTACAGTTGGCAGGGCCGGCTAACCCGTTGGTCAGTCTCGGGCAGTATCGGGCGACTCTTGGCAGGTTTGTTGAGGCTGCTGGATTCAAGGACTCAACTGAGTTCTTCCGGGACATCACTCCAGAACAGGATCAGCAACTGTCCAATCCTCCTCCTCAGCAACCGCAACCCAATCCTGCTACCGATGCCATGATTGCTCAAGCGCAAGCGCAGATCCAGATCGAGCAGCAGAAAGCGATGGCAGCAATCGAGACTCAACGGATGAAGGCTCAAGCCGATATTCAGCTTGCCAGGGAAAAGGCTGCTGCTGAGTTTGAGCTTAAACGAGCAGAGTTTGAGGCAGAGGCACAGTTGAAAGCTGCCAAGATCGGTGCTGGTATTAGTGCGAACGTGGAAATCCCAGGATGAGTCCAGATCGCGCAGCCAATCTGCTCCGGGATGATGAGTTTGTCAGGGAACTGGAAAGCCTGAAACAAGGGTTTGTTGACAGGATTGTTAACTCTAGTGATCACGAGGTTGACGCTAGAGAAAATTCCTATAGAATGATTCGCGCAATAGATTTGATCAAAAGTCATTTCCAAGCGATTGCCGATACGACTGAGATCAGGTCTAAACGATGGAAAATTTTGTGAGGGTTTGAATGGACACTACTCCGCAAGGAAGTGGACAGCTTGATGTAAACAGTGGCGCTGCCGCAATTCTTGGATTGATGGGCGATGCTGAGGCTCCACAAGCCGACCAGCAGGAACCGCAGGAAGAGGTTGTAGAGCAGGAGCAGGAACAGGAACAGACTGAGCAGGTTGAGGAAACTCCGCGCTACCGGGTGAAAGCAGCCGGTGAGGAACGCGAGGTTACTCTGGATGAACTGATCAAGTCTTACCAGCTTGGCACGGATTACACTCAGAAAACCCAATCGCTAGCGGAACAGCGGAAGGCTCTGGAAGCAGAGAGACAGGCTGTCGAGCAAGCGAAAGCTCTCCGAGACCAGTATGCAGAGCGTCTGCAAGCTATTCAGCAGGTGCTGGCAGAACAGTCGAAGGGCGAGAACCTTGAGGCATTGAAAGAATCTGATCCAATCGGATATGCGGTCAAGGTCGCAGAGTTACAGCAGCGCCGAGAGCAACTAGCAGCAGTCCAAGCTGAACAGCAACGAATTGCCTACCAGCAACAATCGGAGCATCAGCAGAGACTTGCAAGCATCGTTGCCGAGGAACAGCAGAAGCTGGCTCAAGCGATCCCTGAGTTTGCAGATCCACAGAAGGGTGAAACGGTTAGAGGCGAGATCAGGGCTTACGCCAAACAACTCGGTTTCACGGATCAGGAACTTGCCCAGGTCTACGATTCACGCGCTGTATTGACTCTCTGGAAGGCGGCTCAATACGACAAACTTCTGTCTCAGAAGCCGGGTGTCCAGAAGAAGGTTGCGGAAGCTCCGAAAGTGTTGAAACCGGGAACCAGTAGGCCGGTGAACACAGAGGAGATGGCAATCAGGGATCAGCGCAAAGTCCTGAAAAAGACCGGCAAAGCGCGAGACGCTGCTGCCATTTTTGAACGATTCCTGTAAGGATTTTGAAATGAGCACTTTTACCGCACACAGCGCAATCGGTATGCGCGAAGATTTGATTGATGTTATCTACGACATCAGTCCGACCGAAACCCCGATCCTGTCCACCCTGGCTCGTACCAAAGCGACTGCTGTTTACCACGAATGGCAAAGCGATTCGCTGGCTGCTGCTACGACTGCAAACGCTGCGGTTGAGGGCGCTGATGCTGTTGCTACCACGATCAGCCCGACTGTTCGTCTTGGAAATTATACGCAAATTGTACAGAAGACAATTTCCATCTCGAACACCCTCGAGGCCGTGAACAAGGCTGGCCGGAAGTCGGAGAAGGCGTATCAGCTTTCTAAGGCTGCGTCGGAACTGAAGCGCGACATGGAAACCATCATCACTGCCAACCAAGGGCAGACTGCTGGCTCTTCCACCACCGCTCGGAAACTCGGTGCGATTCTGTCCTGGCTGAAGACCAACACTTCCGCTGGTACGTCTGGCACTGATCCGACGACGATTGGTGTTTCGACTCGCTCGGACGGTGCTACCCGGACTTTCACCGAGACGCTGCTGAAAGATGTGGTTGCCGAGGTGTTTGTTTCGGGTGGCAATCCGAAACTGCTGGTGGTCAACAGCGGGTTGAAGCAGAAGGTGTCGAGTTTCGCTGGTATCGCTGCACAGCGTTACATGGCCCCAGGCGACCAGCCGACGACCATCATCGGTGCTGCTGATGTCTACATGAGCGACTTTGGTACGCTGTCGGTCACCCCGGATCGCTTCATGCGTACTCGGGATGCACTGCTGCTTGATCCTGAGTATGCTGCGATTGCGTATCTGCGTCCGTTTGCGACGAATGATCTGGCGAAGACCGGCGATGCTGAGAAGACCCAGCTTCTCGCTGAGTTCACGCTGGAGATGCGGAACGAGGCAGCTCATGGCATCGCAGCCGATTTGAACCCCGCGCTGTAATCAGTAATGACTGATGGGAGGGAGTGGGGAAACCTGCTCCCTCTTTTTGCATGAAAGACTTATTCAGTATCAGTGAGACTCGCTACACGGTAGCGACGTTGCAAGACGATCATGTCATCCTGACCACTACTCAGGATGTGTCTGAGATCGTGGAAGCAAACAAACAACAGGTCAACGCTGCAACCAAGAAGGTTGACAGTGTTATGACCCATGTTGCCAGGATTCCAAACACGGTGATTGATGTCCTCAACAAGATG